AAACTCCCTTTGCCCCAGGCTGAATCTTCATAACCACATTGCCAGTTCCGCTTGGTGAACGGTCAGCGGCGTACCAAGTTGCAACTCCTAAAGAACGAGTTGTTGATACCAAAGGCATATCCAGAGTATCCCCAGGCTTAAGTTTTGTGATGCTATCTAACAAGGCTCGACCATCTGCATCCGTAGCGGTCATTCCTCTGTAAAGTGCTGGCTGTTCTGGCTTTCCGTTAGCAATTGCTTTTAATATTGCCTCAGATTGTTTTCTAGCCGTGGCGGTTGAAGAACCACCGAAGCCTCGTTCAGTTAAATAATTTTCTGAACCACCAACATCCATAGGGCTTTTAGGTACTGCGATACCAAGCGCTTCTCCAGCATATTGACGATATAACTCTACATAAACATTGCCATCTGGACCATGTTCCCAGTTTTCCCAAATACTTGGAGTCATTCCTCCAGCATTGCGAGGACTGCTTGGGATTGGGTCGTCTGGACTCCAGTTGCTCAATTCTCCACCTGAAGCCCAAGAACCATGCGTTGATTGGTCGTGCTGACCTTCAAGATGTTTTAATGTTGGGATAAGCCCAGGCTCAAATTTAATTACTTTCACTTTGTACCTCGCTCTGGAGGAATGATTCGGAAAGTGCAACGGCAATTAGGATGAACAATTGGGTTCTGAAGTCCGATAGAGAACAAACCATTCCACGGAACTATCTCTCCATCTAGCGGAGCGCATATATCGCAGGTGCGCTCATCTGGAGCCGTAATCCACATCTTCATAGTTTCTGGGTCAATGTATCCCGCTTCATCCGCTTGGCGATAGCCCTCCATGCGACCCTCGTTCTGGGCTATTTGAATTTCTGTGCGGGCTATGGTTTTAGCGCGAGCGCCTTTAAGACGGTCTGCATACGCAGTAGCCGATTTCTGGGCGCGTTCGATTGCTTGAGCCTCTTTGATACCAGCCTTAATTAAACGGTCTAGTTCACGAACCTCAAACTTTCGAACGGCATCAGCCCATTTTGGATGGAGACCAATTATGTTTTTTATTCGAACGGCTGTTCGCCTTACATCAATACCTTCATTAAAGGAATCAATAACAATTTTGCGGATTGCTTGACGGGTTAGGTCATCAATACTGACCACCAACTGCCCAGCCCTGCGAGATGCGTAGGCTAAAGAATTAGGGTTGGTCTTATTAAAAGAAAGATTAAATGCGATTGGTTCAGGATTAACTCTTGCCCAATTTGGAATCTTCGTGAAGTCCATATTAGCCATGGCTTCAGGGTTAGCAATTACAACTTTGCTTGGTGTAAATGCTGGGAGAGCCAAGGCAGGTGCAATATTTTTAAGACCTTTGATTGCCTCTTTGCCACCAACATCAATAATGTTGAGCAACTGATTTTCAATCTTGGGCGCATCCCCGTTGATAGAGATTGCTCTTAGCAAACGGTCAAGGGTATCTGCATCAAGGCGAGCAAGAATCTTCGCCAACTCATCCACTTTAATTTTGTCCGTTGCATTGCGGATTGCATTGACAAGAACACGCGCCATCGCCGCTTCTTCAGCGGTGAGAGGGTTTCTGGAGCCATCTGAGCCAGAGCCGAACCTAATTGCCATGCTCTACTCCAAATCGCCGTCTAGCGGTTCCTGTCCTTCTGGAATGTCTAATCCTTCTTCCAGAGATGGTGGATTGTCAAAATTCTCTGGTGGAGTTGCTTGAGCATTAGGCATTGCAGGAGCGCCGTAGGCTTCCTGACCGTCATGCTCGGCAGGTGGTAATCCAGCCAAGTCGCGTAAGTAATCTTCCAACTTAGGGTCTGGCATAAGTACGCCAGCGGTAGCCAATTTGGAAATGTAATCTGCAACCTCGGTCAAATCAACATGGCTAACTTCTCCATAGGTAAGAACTGGCATACGCTTTGTATCCATACCGTTTAACTTCATAAGGCGTGGAATTGCGTAGTTGTTCATAACTTCAGCAACATTCTTAGCAATTGAATCAACTGCCATTGACCACAAATCCATCTTTGATGAGCCAAGGGCGTAAGAGCCAACTCGGTCTGAGCCTAAGAGAATAAAGTCTGCAAGGATTGACATAGACATACGCTGGTCGTAGCGCTGAATAATCTTGTCTGTATCGAACTGGCGTGAACCGCCTGAAGATAGAAGCATCAGGTCGAACTGCTTATTACCCTGCTCATCAAACAGGAGCGGGAAGATTACGCCTTCTTGCTCATTGCGCTTGATAGATGTAACTAAGTTCTGAATAGATGCAAGAACACTTTGCTGTTCTGTTGTAGCACCTGAAGAAAGGTACTCAGGTGGAACCCATGCAACAGGAAGTCCTGCTAAGTCGCGCTCAATACCGATTGCTTCAATTTCTTCAATACGGCGCTTGAAGAACCAAGGGCGGTAAGCATTACGAAGAATAGAACGACCTTCTGGGTTATTCTTTTGTGAAGTTGTGCGGAAAAGTAGAGCCTTCTCAATAGGAATAATGTGCGTACCGCCCGATGATGGGTCGGTCTGCTCCATTGCCTGAATTCCGCCCTTTTCGTCAATCTGCCAGCGGAATAATGTTTCTTGAGCGCGAATAGGAAGTTTGCGCCATCCAATTTTTCCATCATCGTACTTAGAACGCTTTGATGGGTCGTTTACATCTGGACCAGTACGGGTCTTGTAAACAATTTCGTGATACGAATATCCGAAGATAAGCATAGAAAGAATCTGAGAAAGTGTTGCATCCCATGAATCAGACATATCATGTAGACAGGATTCAATAAACGCCGCTGTCTCTTTATCTTCTGGAGTTGCATCTCCGTCTGCTGAATCATCAGTAAATGGGTCTACTCGCCATTCAAGGCGTGTAATAACTTTGTCAATTGCATAAAGCATTGAGCCGATTGTTGGGTCGTTATCGGACATCTCACGATAAATCTTTGCACCGCGAAGTCCACGGAGATTAACGAGGAATTCTTCATAAACTGTTCCACCCGAACGGCGCAGACCAGTAGAGCCGAACTCCTGCATATCAGGCTTTTCTGCCATGTTTCCCTCTACTCTTTAGATGCTAGACCAACAAGAATTTTGATAGCCTGTTCTTCGTTGAATCCTGCACTTTGCAATTCCATAAACAGTTCATGCGTTTGTACAGCGAAAGCCCCAAGAACGGACATGACACCATGACGATTTATGCCAGAGTAGTCATCTTCCACCCAATGATTTTAGCATTAAGTGAATTTTGTACTTATTCTCCGTCTAGGACAAATTCTCTTGAATTCAAACGCAGGTTAGCAACTTCCATCGCAAAATTGCGAGCCATCTCTTTTGTACCTGCTTGAGCATACATACGATGTTCTGTCTGTGTGCCAAGTGAATCGAATGACCGAAACGAAATCTTAAAAGGTAATTCATTGCTTGTTTCGGTCAATTCGATTTCCACATAATCGCGTGGGGCAATCTCATGCGAAACGAACGGTCTGCCAGATTCAGATACAACAACTTTAGAGCCAGCAATGTTGCTGACGAAGTAATCAGTCCAAGCCACCATTTTCCCCTTTCGTAAGGAAATTATTAACCCCTAGCATACTATACGATGGTTAGAAAGGCGCATCCGAAGCGGAACCAAATGGAGCGCTCCACGGGTCGTTTGCTGGAGGTGGGTTGAATGAACCATCTGTACGCTGGACAACGCTTGCGCTAGTCACATGGCGCTTAAGGTCAATACCGACATTCCATGCGGTGACGGCAATCTTTGAGCGCTTAGCCCCTGTTGCCTTGTCATCCCAATTCTCTTGAACTGCTGTGCCGACCACAATGACCGACATTCCCTTTTGAACTGAATCGGCTACATTCTCTGCGGTCTTACCCCAACATTTAATATCCCAAAATGTTGTATCGGTATTTTCCCATGAGCCATCGGCTTGCTTAACTGATTTTGATGATACGACTGTGAAAGTTGAAACTGTCTTACCGCTAGGGGTAACGCGCAACTCTGGGTCTGCTACTACATTTCCCGTGATAGTTAATTGAGTCATTTATATTTTTCCTTCGGTTATAGGTATCGGGATGATATTCAATTGTGTTCTCATTCTTTGTCTTTCTCTGGCGTTTGTACCACCCCAGATTCCGACTACTGAGTAATGTAATGCGTAGGTCAGACATTCTTCTTTCCACATACATTGACTGCACATTGCTTTTACTCTTTTATTTTCCTCGGTCACTATGTTCTTTTCTGGAAAATAAAACTCTCTATCAATCTGTGAGCAAATCGCTCCTTCGAACTGCCAAGGCTTCAACACTAATGAAAACTTCTCTCTGCTCGTTTACTACCAATTGATACGGGGAAGCAGGAGATAACCTAGCCAATATGTTGCCATTACGCCATACCTTGCCAGCCGCAATTCCATCGTAATGCGAACTCTCAGGCTTTACTAGAGAATCACAATCATTCCAAAATTTACAATTGCGACAATAAGCCAACCCAGGCTGGGCAAGGTCTAATTGATATTGGTCAAAGAGCCACGGGTCTGAATCCCTACATGGCGCATTGCTAAGAAACTCTAATAAACTCATGGTGTAAATACTAGAGTTAGTTATTCGATTCCTCTGGTATTTGCCACGGTGGGCGTGTCGCTAAATCGCCGTATCTTTCAATCAGAAGTTTCTTCAGGAGTTCCAGTCTCTCCTTCTCCGTCATCGTCATCGTCATACAGATTGTCCTCTCCCCATGTATCTATTGCGTGATGAAGTAATCCCTTTTGTCGCCAATCAGGATTCTGGTCATCTGCAAAAGTTGTAGTCCAAAATCCATCTTGCTTTCCATCTGTCCATTCCGCTACCAAGACCCAGCCAGTACAAATGGCTGGGTCAAGGAAAGCAACTCTCGCTATCTCAGCAAGAGCGTTATCTATTGCGGAAGGCTTTTTCTGTTCTTCATCCATGCACCAACCTTAGTACCAAAAATTTCGGTGCCAGAAGTAATTGGCTTGGCATGGCGTGTCGTATCGGGATTGGATATATTCGAATCCGCGCTGAATCTGGTACTCCACGGTGGTATCTGGGTCTAGCCCTAGAATCTGTGGAATTCCTCCAGCATGGAGGCGCTCGCCATTTTGATAAACGGCTTGCTTGTTATACGCCGAAGGTCTCCAATTAGATTCGCCAGTCCACAAATCAACGAGGCAAGCCCATTGCTTAGGTGTATCCCAGCCGAATTTATCTAATTGAGTTTTGGCATATTCCTGCGCCGCCTCTGGTGTTCGTTCGACCAGAATTGGTTTAGGTTGCTCAACAACTTCAACTGCCGATGCCGAAGGGTCTCTTGGCATCTGAAGTGGATTAGTTGTAATCAGTAATGCGCTGATTAGCGCTATGTGAATTGGTTTTAAGGTAACGCTTTCATAGAATCGCATAATCCTCCATTGTTCGGAGCGAACGATTTATCGTTACTGGATGTAACGGTTCTTTGTTGTCAGTATCGGACTGACCTCGCTTTTGAGGTGTAGGTGTTTTGCGAACCTGAGTAAACGGTAGCAGATTTATCTGTGAATACAAACTAAGTGGGGTAGTAAATAAAAAGTGTTCGGTGGGGGAGCCAACACAATGCAAGTCTATGAGAGAGGACAGACAGCATCGGGCAATCTACCCCACCGAACTTGGGTACCCGAGAAATAGGGTACACCAATGGATAACAGAACACCCGCTGGGAACGGAACGGCGCTCGACCAGCGGGTGAACTTTATTTATTTAATCGAGGCGACTGCCTGAGTAAGCGCTGATGTCGTACTTTCGAAGCACTTCAGCAAACGCTCCAGCAAACGCGCTCTTACGGTCTACGCTTTGTCCGAATTCTCGAACCCAGATTTCGTATCCACCGTAGTAGCCCTTGCTACCGATTCCTTGAGCCTTGAGCCAATTTACAAACGCACCTCGCGCTGGAGAAACTGTGACCCAAGCAAATCCACAAAGACCGTCAAGGACATAAGTTTTCTTGCTGAAGTCAATCTCATTGCTAAGACCGATTGCATCTCCAACAATAAACTTTGGAGTATCTGCATCTTTGCCAGCGTTAAGACCAGCCTCGTATGCCTCACGGTAAATGCGAGCGCACTCACGCTTTGTAAGTGGCTTTTTCTTACCGACTGGCTTGCCATTGATTGCAACTACTGTTGCGATATTTTCTGTGTATGTCATTTACTTGCCTCCCTCGTTGATGAAGATTGCTTGGATTCTGTATTGCTTACCGCCAAAGACCGCTTGGATGCTTGCAAAGTCCTCAGCCTGTTGCTTGCTCTCGAATTGGTACTTTTGCTTTTGACCTTTGAACTCTACTTCGTAGATTTTCTTAGCCATTTCCGTTCCTCTCTCTCGCTTACAAGATAAGCATACCCTACTGGGGTTTAATAATCAAATCCATTCGAGCCTTACGGCGAGCGTGTCTTTTGTCAGATTCCTCAGACAATAGGCGCTCGCGCTCGCGGGCGCGTATGCGGGCTAGAGAGGCTTCAGAGACCCGTAGAGGCTCTTTTGACCATAGGCGGGATAGAAGGCTCATCCGAACCACTTACCGCTCTCAATTGACCCCACAACCCCAAAGACTAGGAAGATTGCAAGGAATAGTCCTACAGCATCCAGCCATTCTGAGACCTTATGACCGCGCTTTGTCACGCGACCATGCTTCGATAGATATTTAGCCAACATGATTTCTCTCCTTTTCTCGAACGATTCCTAATGCAACGAGTGAGGCATCTGCCTCGCATCGAAAGCAATAGGGCTTGCCTTTTACAAAAGTGATTCGGAATTCCGAACCGCAGGTGTAACACTTCATATAATCACCTCATATTCATTTCGGTTTGTGAACACAGCAATAATGTCCTTCTTCTGGATTTCTTTTTCAAGCACCAAGCCATCTTTGCTAAATCGTGTCGCAAACCATTCAGCCTTATCGCGCTTGAGTGTCCATGAGATTCCATCCTCGTTGATTCCCTTTTGGCATCCTCGATAAACCTTGACGGTATCTGGGAGGCTGTCATAGGCAAGAACTTCATCTCTGTCCATTAAACGATGGCGCTTAGGTCTGGATGAATTGAATAGTTCTCTCCACTCATCAAGATTCTGCCAAGCGTTTTCTGTATCTGTCCAGACTGAAGCAAGAAGCGACCAATACTTTTCATCGGACAAATACTTTGCAATCTGAATAAATGCTTGAAGGCGATATGGGCGTTCATGCAAGTAGATAACTCGGCTGTAATTCTTTTCTTCTAGCGCCTTATCTAAATCTCTTTTCTTCTGGAGATAGTAGGCATTGGCGCTACCGTTTGACCATAGCGGAACTTGGTAAACCAATGGGTGACGAACTTGAGCGCCTAGCGCACCATCGGCTTCAAAGTATGGAACTAAGTCAGGGTGAAGTGGCTCGCTAGTTTCTTTTAGCAAGCGCTGGAAAAGTTCTTCTGTTTGACTCATTAGTATCCTCTCTTTGCATACTTCTTGATGAGGATTGCTTCTTGCTCCTCATAAGTGATTCCGTGCTTTTCAGCCAAGTTGAAACAAATCAACTGAGCAATCTCTCCAGCAAACGCGATGCGCTCCTTTTGGTTCTGGATACTTTCCTCGCTGTGTGGCTCGCCATTGAAATATTGAGTCACGATTGAACGCTGTGAAGTCGCATAATGGTCAAACCATTCTGTGACCGCTGAACGCTCTGTCTTGATTTCCCTTGTCCACTTGCCCTCTTTGTAAGTCAAGAACTTACCTGATGCTGTTGGAGCGTTTGCCTTTTCCTTGGCAATTCTTTCAGCCTTCTTTGCTTCACGCTCTGCCTTTGCTTGAGCCTTAGCAATCTTGTCTGCTGTCACGATTCGTGATGGGCGGTTCAACACCTCGGCTGGCGCTGATGGATAACAAACTGTGCAAGCATCTTGACCAGCATCCTCAACGATTGTGTTCTCATCGTCATTGCTGTACTGAACCAACCATTGATAACGGGTAGTTGGAAAGCAGGTTGAGCAATTTAATGAACTGTGAACATGACCGTTGCTGTTGATTACTAAGAACGCTCTTGTCCAAGGGTCTTGGTCATAGATTGAATCAAGTTCACGGATTGCCTTGTTTACCTGAGCAATCTTTTCTTTGAAAGATGCAATATTGTTTTCGCACTTTGCAATTTCATCAGCACGGTTTGGGTAATGCTTTACATAGAATTCTTTTGTATCAACCGCACTCTCTAAAGCGTTACGGAAATTCCAACGCTGGTTATGTAATTCTGATAACTCAGTATCAATCTTGACTGCAAACTCTTTGGTGACCATCTTTGTCCTCTCTCTCATCTCCAAAGATACCCTACTGGGGTTAGATATGCAAACCCATTCCAGCCTCTAAATCTCGGCGTGTCTGGTCGAACTCCCCGCTTGAGCCTATCCATTCTGGATGAATACCCAACCCTAGTATGGTAAAATGGGATATGAGAGGGGGCAAGATGCCTAAAGTCAAAGACCAAGCGGGAAAACTCTATGTCGCTGAAACCATCAGCGGAATCAAGCAACATCATGGAACTCTGACCTTGAAAGAATGTCAGGCGTTCACCGATAAAGTCATAGCCCGTAAATATGTAAAAGATAACTACGGGTCAATTCCATCAATCCTTGTTTTAGATGGTCGAGGTCGGCGCAAAGCCTGTGCGACTTTCTATTATGGGAGGCGAGCAATCAAACTGCCAAAGTGGGCAAGAAACGAATATGTAATTCTCCATGAGGTAGCCCATCACTTAACTCGACTTGATGGACACAAAGCCGAATTTGCATCATGTCTGTTGGATTTAGTCAGACACTTCTTAGGCAAAGAATCTGCCGAGGCTCTGCAAGGTGCCTATCACTTCAAGGGTGTAAAGGTGCAAGGCAAGAATGGTCCCGTCAAAGCCCGTTGCCCAGAATCAAGAAAGCAATGGGTCATTGACGAGAAAGCCAGACTTGTTGAACTGAAGGAAAGACTAAAAGCCGCTTAGCCTTTCTTCTTGTCTACCTTGCTGAAGGCTTCATTGATTTCTGCTGAAGTCAATTTGCCATCATCGAGGAAAGCGCGAGCCAAAGACTCTACAACTGTAGCCACGCCAAGTAGCCCAGCCATGAACGCCGCTGTCAAAGCATCAAGACCAAAGAGAGACCCTGCTCCGATTACTGATAGACCCGATGCGGCGAATACTGCAACCATACGCATCAAGATGTTATTTAGATTTTTCATGTTTATTCCTTTGTTAGATAATCAATTAGTTCTGCTGTTACCCATGCAAAAATCCATAGAACGGCAAG